GTAGGTCGTCATGACGACCTACCACCATCTATTCCTCACGCTGCTTTCTCTGTCATTGGAGGCAGTACAGCAATGCCACGGCGGTCGATGTGCGCTGCGCAATGGCGTGCGTAAGCGAGCAAATCGCCAGATTTGGGACGATTGTCCCACCAGGTCATCAGGCGAGGAGATTTGATTTTCCCAGATGCCTCTGCGATTACATCGTAGTTTCCATTGCAAAAGCCATCGCCGTATTCGGCCTTCAACTCGCTGTTGTTTCCACTCACGACGCAGATTTTGAATTTCATCACATCCGTACCTCTCTTGTCGCCATTTTGTTCAAAAATGGTGAAACATGTGTCTACTGGTACATCGGCCATATAGAATTGATACGAATGATGACCATCCCGCCGGTTGTTATTGTGCTCTTCTTTCACCTCATATTTTTCGATCCCCTTGACATAGAATTTACCCCAATTACTGGTATGTGATTCGTTACCTACGATGTATTCCAACATGATTGATTTCTCCCGTTTGTTTTTGAGCTACTCCGTTTCGCTCATTTGATTTAATTATAGCATAATTAAATCAAATGTCAATCCCCCAATTTCACGAGTTTTGAAAAAATTGGATTTTGTTCTATTTTAGTTCTGATCAGAAAACCGTAAATTCCCCATTGACGTGCGGGGAACACCTGTGCTATGATGAGTGTGTCCGCTCGGTGGGTGTGCGCATCGTACAGGTGGCGGCCTGGGGGAACGCTCATCGAGCAACTTTGCGGGATAGAGCAGCGGCAGCTCGTTAGGCATAACCTAAAGGTCATTGGTTCAAATCCAATCTCCGCAACCATTTAATTCCCGCCAATTAGGGAAGTAAATTTGATCGGGTTCACTTGGCCTGATCTAGCCTGGTCAGGGGCGAACACACAGGGGAGGCTGACTACCAAACCTGTTTAACGCTAATAATTATTTTTGACATCGTTGCGCTGTGGTTGTCTACAGGGTGCAGCTAGACGGGATGGCGTCGAAGCGGTGGCGGGCCATCCATCTCCCGCCACAATTGAATATCTGTAGGCGATAAGCTAAGCGAGGCGCATTGTTATAACCTAAAAGGTTATAACGATGCTCCTTTTTTATTGTGTTTCCGTGGAAACAGGAAGCGAGCCATCGATGCGTAATTTACGAGTACCATCACCGCCACCTGAGACGGGGTTGATTATGGATGCGCATAAAGAAAAACTCATCTATCGGTTGAGAGGATTGTTTCCAAATCACCGGTGCCTAGTACTCGACGGCACCGCTAGTCTCCATGTGGTTTCAGGGGGCACCGATGCGGCTACCAGGTGAGTTGGATTGGGCGGATGTGGTGATCGGGGTGGGTGCGCTGATCATTGCGCTGGGCATTTATCTGGCGGCGGGCGGAGCTGCTGCGGTGATTTTCGTGGGGCTGGCGCTGGTGGTTGTGGGGATGCTGAGTAGTTGGCGGTTGAGCCAAGTGCGACGCAGTAGTAAGGCTGCCAAAAACGAGGAGTAACGTGGGATTTGTCTCGCAATTATTCGAGATGCGGGCGCAGGTGGTGGGTGGACAGGCCCCCAGCGCTCACGGCGAGTGGTCGATCTTCGGGTCGGGCAACAAATCGCACGCGGGTGTAACAGTCACTCCGGAGAGCGCGTTGGGCGTGGCCGCTGTCTACGCCTGTGTGCAGGTGCTTAGCCAGGATGTAGCCAAGCTGCCCTTGATCACCTATCGACGACTCAAACGCGGCAAGGAGCGGGCCACGGATTGGACCGGGTACGCCAGGCTGCACGATTCGCCCAACCCGGAGATGACCAGCTACGAATGGCGTGAATACATTACGAGCCATGTGGCGGCCTGGGGCAATGCCTACAGCGAGATCGACTGGTCAAACTCGGGCACGGTGCGCGGTTTGTGGCCATTGCGGCCAGACCGGATGCGCGTCACCCGAAAAAACGGCAAACTGCTCTATCACTACACACTCCCTAACGGTCAGGAGCAGACACTCCAGGCGTGGCGCATCCACCACGTGCGTGGGCTGGGTTTTGATGGCGTGCAGGGCTGGAGCCCGGTACGCATGGCCATGCAGGCGATTGGCCTCAATATGGCGGCTGAGGAATACGGGGCGCGCTGGTATGCTGGCGGCGGTCAGCCGCGTGTGATTGCGGTCCATCCTGGCAAATTGAGCCAGGGCGCTCAGGATCGGCTGAAATCCTCGCTGGATAGCAGCATGGCAGGGCTATCCAACAGCCATCGCATCAAGGTGCTTGAGGAAGGCGTGCAGTTGCATACCGTGGGCGTGCCGGCAGATGAGGCGCAATTTATTGAGAGCCAGGACATGGGAGCGCATCAGGTTGCCCGATTTTACCGGATGCCACCGCACAAAATTGCGTTGCTCAAAAACGCTACATTCAGCAACATTGAGCACCAGTCGATTGAGTATGTGACCGACACATTGCAGCCGTGGTTGGTTCGGCACGAGCAGGCATTGTCGCGTGATCTGCTGACCGAGGCTGAGCAGGCAAGCATTTATTTTGAGTATCTGATCGAGGGCCTGCTGCGGGGTGACATCAAATCTCGCTATGACGCCTATGCGATTGGTCGTCAGTGGGGCTGGCTCAGCTCGAACGATATTCGCGAGCGGGAAAACCAAAATCCCATCGCCGGCGGTGACACCTATTTGACGCCGCTCAACATGACGAGCACGGCGCCGAGTGGCCAGCGGGCGCAGGATTTTGCTGGGCTGTATGAAGATCTAGCCAAGCGCATTGTGCGTAGAGAGGCGGCAGATCTGCGACGGGGCATCGAGCGCCATTTTCGCCAGCATGGCAGTGAGCCTGAGCTGCGCCAGTGGTTGCAGGAATTTTATCGTGAGCTGATCTCGGCGGCGGTCGATATGGCACAGCCAACAGTGGCGCATCATGTGCGCATGCATGGCGGCGATGTCGCTGCCGGCGAGCAACGATTACGCTCCTGGATGAATACCTACGGCATGGCCCATTTCGCCTGGATGACTGATGCGCTGATTGACGAGAATCCACAGCAGGCGCTGTTGCGCTCGATCGCAGAGATTGAGCAGGCTGCGGAGACTGGACTGCGATTGGCAGAGGAGATTGAGCAAATATGCAACTAGAACGCAGATTTTTCCCATTCGAGGTGCGTGTTGCCACCAAAAACGACGCCGCCGTGATCGAGGGCACTGGCATTGTCTACAATCAGCTCTCGAACGTGATGTATGGCATGTGGCGCGAGCAGATTGCGCCGGGTGCGTTCAGTGACTCAATTGCCAAACGTGACATTCGGGCACTGTGGAATCACAACACTGACTTCCCGCTCGGGCGTACAGGCAATGGTACGGTGCGCGTTAGCGAGAACGAAACTGGCATCCATTTCGAGAATGATCCTCCGTCAACGTCCTGGGGCAACGATGCAGTTGCGAGCATCCGCCGGCAGGATGTCAACCAGATGAGTTTTGGGTTTGTCACCATCGAGGATAGCTGGAGCTATGGCACGGACGAGCAACTAATTCGCACCGTGCGCAAAGGTGAGCTGTGGGAACTATCCCCGGTGACGTTTGCGGCCTATCCGCAGACAGATGTGTCCGTGCGCAGCCTGGAGGCCCGCAAGGGGGCATTGGCGGCACTCTCTGAGTCAGTCGTTTTACCCGACTGGGTGCGGGCGCACCTAGAACGGGGCGAATCCAATGGCGTGGCGCAGGTGCGTTGGGCGCAGCGGAATCGAAAATTAGCATTGTTGGATTAACAACTCCCGGCAACGGGTAGGAGGAATTGTGAGCAAAACATTAATTGTCGAGCTGCGCCAGAAGCGTGCCAAAGCGATTGCTGATGCACGTGCGCTGAATGACCAGGTGCAAAAGGAAAACCGGGATTTTACGGCGGAAGAGCAACAGACCTGGGACCAATTCATGAATGAGGCGGAGCAGCTCCGCCAGCGCTACGAGCGCGAAGAGCGGCTAGACCAGATCGAGAGCGATCTCAACGATGGCGATGATGCTGGGCGTGAGCAGCGCCGCATGACGCCAGGGCAACAGGGCGATTCTGGCCAGCCTGGCGATCTGCGCTCGCGTCCCGAGTATCGAGACGCATTTCGCAGCTACCTCGTCAACGGCATGAGCAACATCAGCCCGAACGAGCGCCGGGCCTTGGTGGCTGGCAGCGACGTCCAGGGCGGGTACCTCTACGCTCCCACTCAGTTTTCCAATGCGCTGATCAAGGCCGTGGATAACATGGTCTGGATCCGCCAGTGGGCCACTGTGATGCAGGTGCAGGGTGCAGACTCGATCGGGATGCCAACCATTGACAACGATCCGAGCGATGCGGATTGGACTGCCGAAATCAAGACTGGCAGCGAGGACAGCAGCATGAGTTTTGGCGGGCGCACGCTGACCCCGCATCCCCTGGCCAAACGCATCAAAATCAGTGAGACGTTGCTGCGTCGTGCCCCCAACGCCGAGCAGCTTGTGATCGACCGCCTGGCTTACAAACTGGGCATCACCAAGGAAAAGGCATATTTGTTGGGCAGTGGCAGCCGCCAACCGCTGGGCATTTTTGTGGCCAGCAGCCAGGGCATCAGCACCGCCCGCGACGTGAGCACCGGCAACACAACCACGGCAGTCACAGCGGACGGGCTGATCGAGGCCAAATACAGCCTCAAGGGGCAGTACTGGCCGCGTGCGAAATGGTTGTTCCATCGCGACGGGCAGAAGCAGATCGCCAAGCTGAAGGACACAACCAACAACTATTTGTGGCGGGAATCCGTGCGCGCTGGCGAGCCTGACATGCTGTTGAATCTGCCGATCTACATGTCGGAGTATGTGCCAAACACCTTCACGACTGGCCAGTATGTAGGTGCGTTGGGTGATTTCAGCATGTACCACATCGCCCAGGCCCTTGGCACCACGATCAAATATCTCTCTGAGCTGTATGCAGAGTACAACCAGATCGGGCTGATCGCACGCGAGGAAGAGGACGGGATGCCAGTGCTGGAAGAGGCCTTTGTGCGCGTCAAACTGGGCTAGTGTTGATCGTTGACTGATTCGATTCAATTCTCAGCCGCTCGCAAGGGCGGCTGGAGGAAACCATGAAAAACCTATTACCCAACTGTAAGATTATCAAAGTGAGTGCCACCGTCTCTACGGGTACCACTGCGGTCAACGGCTCTACCGTGGACACAATGGGCTATGAGGGCGTGATGTTTCTGGCCAGCATCGGCAGCGCTAATGCTGGCAACGGCATCAAGGT